TCTCTTCGCTTTGATCCACATCCTCTGCTGGTGCAGGTTCGGCTGGTGTTGTTTCGGCTGGAGACTCGTCTGGCAGTTCTTCCTGCGAATCGGCTGGCAAAGCGACCGAGGCTTCGCCAGCATCGTTGGTGTCTATACCTCCTGTAGATACAGGGATCAGACCGTCATCGGTCAGCGTAAAGAGTCCTGCACCAGCAACAAACAAAGGCTGGTCGGCTAACGGTGAATCTATGAGTGGCAGACCTTCTTCGGATCTAGCCTCGTTCAAAGTCATGCGACCGCCACGGACTTTATTGTCTAGGGTTTGAGCTAAAGCCTGTGAGTCGTTACGGTCGGAAGGCATAAACCGGAACTCTAGCTCTCTCGGCATACCAAGCCAAACATAAGACATTTGTGAAAGCATCCTGCCGACCCATTGAGATAGAGGAATCAGACCGATAACTTCGGATGAGGTCGCTTCGCCTGCCTGATGGCCTGCACCGCCTAAACCTGATTTAGGTGTGAAACCGATTTCGGTTGGCATAACACCGAAGTGACCGCAAATGCTGGTCACCAGGAACTCGTCTAACACATCGCTAAAGCGTTCAGCGTAACCATCCATTTGGACAGGGTCAAGTCCGGCAGGGAGCAGTCTGGCTCGTTTACGTTGTTCGGTTTGACCTGCAAGGTCATCGTTGAGGATATTCTCGTAGGCTCGCAACAGATCAGGGTTGTTGCCGAAGTTAGCGTCAGTCTTAAACATGAGCTCAGGTAACACGCCATCGGTGTATTCGGCTCTCAGCCATTGCTGTCTGCGAAGATAAATGTCAGCCAAAGGCAGGGATCGCTCAACAGGGGATAGACCGTAGATGGTTGTGGTTCTGCGGTTGCGAATCATGTATTGAAGCTCATCGCTGGTGAACTCGCCATCCACATCTTCGCCTTCGGTTGGTGCAGCAAATTCGGAGCGTGGGAAACCGTAGAGAATCTGTTGGAACGCTGGCTGTGGCGGTAGCGGTCGCATACCACGGTCATCAATGAGCGGTTTGATTGTTGCACCGTCAAGAACCTGTAAGCCTCGCAGATTGCCTCCTACGGTCTTCTGTGGCCATACAGCCCAAGCGTCTAAAACCAGGATGTCCTCTAAAGCCATGTTTAGCCAGTCAGCGAAGATCAGTCCGTTGCTCAGGTCGGGGACTTCCCAGAATTGTTTGGCTCTTGAAATCTCGTCACCGAACTTATCTTTAGCGATTGACATGGCTCTGATCCGGTTCTTCTCACCGGTGTCTGCCATCACCTTTTCAACAGCGTCTTCGCCAAGAACAATGTCCCACTTCAGACCAACCATCTTTTGTTTCATAACTTCCACGCATCTGCGGAGGATGTCTATCTGCTCGGCTGCGGCTCTAAGCGTTTTGAATGGAACTAGGCGTGTTTCCGTGATGTTGATGTTTTGAGCTACTTGATACTCGTAGCGTCTCGGATCAGGTCTGCCATCCGGTCTGACTGGGTTGATAGATCCTGGGACTAGAGGCAAACCTGGTGTGAACGGAACATTCGCTAGGTTCGGGTCTCTTGGCAGAGCTACGGTGTTACCGTATGAGCGTTGCTGTTGCATCTGCCATTCAGGTATCGGTGCGACATCTGGTGATGCTTTGGTGATTTGGTCTGCCACTCGTTTGGCAAAGTTATCTAGTATTCCCATTAGTTACCAATCATGGCTTGGATTTCTTCATCAGTTAATCCTAACGCTTTGAGTTTCGCCTGAGCTGATTCTTTCGCTCTCTGCTGATCTGTTGGCTCTGGATCTGCCACTTCTGTTTGTTCAATAATGTTGTGTAGTGGATGGTCGTGTGTGTTGTCGCAGTTTTCGCAGTAACCGCCAAGACCGTAAGTTATATGTAATGCCATTAGAAACCTAAAAAGATAATTGGTGCGTAAGTGGACGCGTCTTTTGTTGCTGTAAACGTTGCTGGAAATGCTGAAACTGATAACTGTCGCCAGTCTGTGAAAAATGCGGCTGCACTTGTTTCAACTGGCATAAAAGGCGTAATGCTGTAAGGGTTTGCACCCAAACTTGTTAAGTTTCCTGTGGTTGATAAAACGGCAAGCCAATACAAAGTTCCAGCCGTCAAAGTCTGCGAAATCGTTATCTGTTTGAACCCTGTTGTTGCGTGTGAAATAGTGCCAGCGTCTAACAGTAATGCGTTTGGGTAATCTTCAGTTGCCGAGTTTGAATAAATACCTAAACGAGCTACACCACCAGTTGCCGGTACTATAACCGTTATACCTATTTTTGTTGCTGTTTTTGTTTCAGTTAACATAAACGGAATAGCCAACATTGTATTTAATATTGTTGTTGCATAAGTTATATTTATTCCATCGTAAACGTAAGGCGTGTAATAGTAGCCAGTCAAAGGTCTTTTAACGTTACCTGTAATGACAGATGAACCGCCACCACCGAATGTGCTGACCGCTCCAGTCGCATCCACATACTTAGGCGTATTACTTGAGGTGTTCAACCAGGCGTCACCGTTTCTAGGGTTAGCCGGATCAGAAGACACATTCGGGAAAGTGAACCTGCGACCCAACTCCAACTTGGCGAGGCGATTCTCAATACCAGAAATGATCCCTTGCAGGGTCGGTGGGAGATTTATGAAAGCCATCAGTTCTCCAAAGGTGTGGAACAATAAGTGCAGATAACAGCCGACCTTGTTATCGGCATCCTGCAAGACGGACAGAATTTCGCTAAAGACGCTAAACCCATCATACCTGACTGCGATTCCATCAACTCGTGCATAGCCCACACCATCGCATCCATACGGTCAGGGGAAGTGTTGGAATCAGGCGTGTAGTTGCACATCTGATCTTCCAGCTCAGGGAGCAACCCAACATGGTGAGCTCTACGCTGTTCATACAAGGCTGCCACTGGTTCGGCTCGCACCAACTTACCTCTGGTCGCAGTCACCTTCTTGTAAGGCACAGACGGATCAACCTGCCTGAGCAGGAGTTCAATCATGTCTCCACCGTTGTTTGTTTCACCGATAACACGGTCAGCCTTATAGTCGTGGAAAGCCTGCACAGCGACCCTAGCCCACCGTTCAGGGGAAGTTCTTAAGGTCAGGTCTTTCAGCACATAATAATGTCCATCGCTGGTCATGCCTGCAACCACGATGCCTGTCTCATCGGACTGATCGCCTGAAGTGACTGCAGGGTCTATCGCCACAACAACACGCATGAGCGGAGGGTATTCGGTGACCCGTTCCTGGTCTATCAATGCGTGAGTCCACAACGCTCCATCAACATCATCAACAATCTCACCGTAGAGCTCTTGCCTGCCGAGGCGTGTTCCCTCGTATCGGAGTCGCATTTCAGCGAGAGCGGTTTCAGCGAGGTTGGCAGCGTTATCAAATGTCGATCCACGCACAATCTCTATGCCTTCACGAGCGACCAACTCTTTAATGAGTTTCACCGGTCGTGGCGTTGTGGTGACTACGGTTTGAGGCTTATCGCCAAGGCGTAAGCCGAATTGGTATTGATCCCATGCGTCAGCGTATTTGAATGAAGCGAGCTCATCAAACCAGCCACCGTGGAACTGTGGCCCACGCAGACGGTTCGGTTCTTCACCTGAATAGAGTTTGATTCGGCTTTTGTTGGTCAGCACAATCTCACCGATAGAACGGTTGTAGTCCTGCAGAGTTCCATACTCTCGTAGGATTTGCACCACACCGGAAACACCCTCGGCACAGGTATCTCTTGCGTCAGCGAAGGTCGGTGCAACAATCGCCCACCTGGTGTTGCGTTTCCGAGAAGCCTCAAAGGCAAGCCACTCGGCTGCCGACCTTGTTTTACCGAATCCACGACCAGCCAACAGCAACCAGACACGCCAGTCACCGTCAGAGGGGATCTGGTTAGGTCTGGCTTGGAGGTGAGTCCATTTGACTCTGCGAGCTGCTATCAAGGAGCTCAACGAGCCTTCGGACTTCGGCATCAATGGTGTCACCGTCATAATTGGTCACTTCAATCTGCTGTCGTAGTGGCTGGTCTAGTCCAAGGAGTTTGGCTCTGCGTTCCTGGATTCTGATAAAAGCGTTTATGGCAGAAATGTCTCCCTGCATAACTTTAGACCAGATAGACGCTTGAGCCATGTCTAACCGGTCTTCTTCCATTTTGCGGATGGCTTCAATGTCGTCTCGGACTATACGCTGGCAGGCTCTGGCGTACGCGTCTTGAGCGGAAGATCCGTGGCGGTAGCCTGTCTGTTTGGCGATTAGATCCCATGTGAGGCCACCACGCCTGAGTTTAACTACTTCCGCTTCTTTAGCTAGGACTTCCGGTTTTGGAAGCCTGCCTTTCGGTCGTGCCATGGTTACAGCCTAACTTGTGGTTTCTGCGGTGATCAGTTCGGCTTTGAGTCCAGTCAAATCTTCCCATCGCTTTACGATGACATCGCAGTATTTCGGGTCAAGTTCCATCATGAAGCAGGAGCGGTTTAGTTTCTCTGCAGCAATCAGCGTTGAGCCTGATCCACCGAATAGGTCGAGGACAGAGTCTTTCTGTTTGGTGCTGTTGGTCAACGCTCTGGCAATCAGTTCTATCGGCTTAGTGGTTGGATGGAGCTCAGATACTCTTGGTCGAGGGATGTTCCACAGGTCGGTTTGTTTGCGGTCAACGACGGTTTGTAGTCTGCCTGCTCCTTCGCTCCAGCCATACCAGATTGGCTCGTATTGTGTGTGGTAGTCCTTTCGGGATAGCACGAGAGCGTCTTTAGCCCAGATGATGGTTGATGACCAGTAGAAGCCTGCGTCTTGGAGTGATTTGTGGATCACAGGCCATTCTTGTGCTGACATGACCAGATAAATCAATGCTCCTGGTTTGGTGTTTGTTTTCAGTTGGAGTGCGAATTGGTCGCAGAAACTGCCGAATTGGTCACCTAGATTGTCGTTTAGGATTTTGCGAGGCTTATAGTTTTGAATATTGCCTTCTTTGATGTCTCCGTAGTTCACATTCCATGGTGGATCCGTGAAAATGCAGTCGGCTAGTTCACCGTTCATGAGGAGGGTTACATCTTCGGCTTTTGTTGAATCTCCGCACATGAGGCGGTGGTTGCCGAGCTGATAGATGTCTCCGGCTTTGGTGATTGCTGGCTGATCATCAAAGGTTAGGGGAATGTCATCGTCATCGCTTGGATCTATCAGTGGGTTGATTTCTTCAAAGCCGAAGGTTGAAACATCCCAGCCCATGCTGTCTAGGTCTATGAGTTGGTCTGCCAGGATTTTGGCATCCCAGTCTGCGAGTTCGGCTGTGCGGTTATCTGCGAGAGCGTAGGCTTTGGCTTTGTCGGGTGTCCAGTCCTCTGGGAGGCGTGTGGCGTCTATGTGTGTCCAGCCGAGCTCTTGTGCTGCCCTGACTGTTCCGTTGCCTGCGATAATCACATTCTTGGCGGTGATAACGATGGGTTTGCGTTGACCGAACTGCTCAAGTGAGCCTGCAATGGCTTTGAGGTTCTTCTTGTCGTGAGTGCGAGCGTTCTCTGGGTCTGGTGTGAGATCCGCTATGGCTATCTTTTCAATGATCATTAGAACGGTAGGTTTTCGGTTGAGGTCATTGGTGGAGTCCATGATTCGGCTGTCGCTGAGGTTCTTTGGTCTTGCAGTATCTGGTCTGCGACCTTTAACGGATCAGCGAAAGAAAGTTCAGCGAACTTGCAGTTGTTAATTGAAACTTTAATGCTGCGACCTGGTTTGCCCGACATATCCAGTTTCGGTTCACCGTCTTTATCTGTCCAGTCCTCTATCTTCAGGGACATGAGGCCTGAGAACTTTCCGGTTGTGCCTTCAGGGAATGTGACTGGCTCGTTGAACCATGCGGTGTATCTTCTGGTGACTAGCTCACCGGATTGGCTCATGGATTTCTCGGTCACATCGACTCCGCATCCGTTGAAGAAGATCCGTTCTGCTGTGCCTTTGACGCTGATTGATGCCATTTGTTGCCTTCCTGTTTGTGCGAGTATCTCGCTATGTGATTTTAGTTTAGCCTTTTAAGTATTTGCTGTCTATCTGTCTCCGACACGCCTCCCCACACTCCGTGTGGTTCACGGTTCTCTATGGACTCTTGATAGCAGAGGAGACGGACTGGACATTGATCGCAGATTTCAATGGCTTTATCTACGGTTAGTGGGTTGAAGAAGATGTCTGGGTCAATCCAGGGTGTCGCACATTTAGCGACAATGTTGCCATCCTCGTCATGAGTTTTGAACTTGAAATTCATCATTAGGTTTCTCCCAAATTTGTAGGTTTATAGAGGGTTGTTCTTGTGGCTGCACATACTGCTTTACTGCGTGGATCACGGTGACCTGCTGGTCATCGACCCAAATGTTTCCGGCATCGCTGATGGCATCCAGAGTGAATCTCACCATTTTGTCTGTGTCGGGTTTTACGGTGTGGTGTTCTCTGGTCACGGTTTTAGGTCGAGCCATCCTGAAGATAATGATTATGCCGACCGGTGTGTCTTTAGATAGCCTTTGCCAGCCTTGCCTGACCGCTTCAGCTCTGATCCAAGCGGAGGTTTGTTTGCGTGTGTCTTTCAGCCCTTTGGAGGCTTCCACCAGCACGACCTTGCCTTGAGCGGTTTTGAATGCGGTCTTTGAGCCTTGTGGTTTGGCTTCTAAAGGCACTTTAATCTTCAGTAAGTGGTTCGCCATTTATGATCTCGTATGCGATGGCGTAGCCTTCTCTGCGTTTAGCTCGTTCCAGCACTCCAGCCGAGGAGTCTTCAGCCCATGTTTTCAAGGCGGTTAGCACATCTTCTCCGAGAGCAGTTCCGCTTTCGGTGTCAATGACCTGAGTCATTGTTTCGCCTTCTTCCACGCATTCGCAGAAATCACCGAGGTAACCTGGTCTGTCGGTGAATTGCGGTAGACCACAGTTGCAGTCCCCTCCGTTGTAGTAGGCAAAGAAGTTCTCAACTGCTTTCTCTGCTGAATCGGCTTGAACCTCGTAGGCGTTGCCTGATAGAACCGTGTATTTTGCCATTGTTATGCCTTCCCTGTGATAGCTAGAATCTCGTTGATGTGCAGCACCAAATAATCTTGCCCTTCATGGGTGATTTCTGTCCCTGCGTGTTTGCGGATCAAAATGGTGTCCCCAGGTTTGGTCTTGGCGTGGTCATCGGATACTGAAATGACGGTCGCATACTGAGGTCTTTGAATCGCTGAGTCTGGAAGAATAATGCCGGACTCGGTTTTGTTATCTGCTTTCTCAACTTGAGCGATAACGAGCTCTTCGCTGATGGGTTTGATGGTCATGTTGCCTTCCTATTTATTGTTGTGGTTTTCGCAATGCTGGATTGCCTGAGCCTCGGTTTTCCATTGATCCCAGCAGTTCACTTGCTGTAATCTGATGGCCAAACTTGCTGTCTCAATCAGCAGCAGTATGGAGACGCTTATAAAGAAGATGTTGATCCAAGTGACTTTATTGTCGAGAGGTTTTGTCATCTTTCTCCAATCTTGCCTTGAGTGCCAGCATTTGGTCGTGATCCAAGGAGGCTATCAGTTTCTTAAGTTTGCGGATAGCTCTCTTCTTGAGTGTGGTGCGTTTGCTCATCCGAGGTCTATTTCTTGTTCTTTATCGCAAGAGGTACAGTTGACCAACGCTTCTTCAGCGTGGCGATCCACTTCTATCTCTTGAGTGTTTTCGGTTTCGCATTCAACGCAGGTGAAGGTCACGGTTTTAGCGACATCGTTATCCCACGGTGTTGCGGTTTTCCAAGCATCGTATCCTGGAAGGTCGTAGCTACTCATTCGGTTTCTCCTTTGATAAGAGCGACCGCATCAGCTAAAACATCAAATTCTTCGCTGCCTTGCTGATAATCAGACATCTGCTTTTCCATAAGAATGATGATGCGTTCACGCTCAAACTTCTTGCCAGCAGTCCAAGCATCATGGTGAGCCTGATCAATAACAATTTCCGGTTTGAGGTTCGGCATTTCAATGACTGCTGTCCGAAGAGCCTCAGCAGATTTGATAAATCCTCGTGCTTCCCACTTTTCGGCAATCTCTTTTAACTGCTCAACCATCACAGCTCGCTGGCGTTCTTCGCCTTGTTTGCGATAAAACTCACGGACACGCTCGGCACTCATTTATAGCTCTCCTTGTCCACCTCGGTCAGCAGTTCCTCGTAAACATGGCAGTACAGGTCGGAGCAGGTTGAAGTTTCTTTGAACTGCTTACAAACCATGGTGGCAAGCCAGTCAATGACTCTGCTCCGTTCCTGGTTTACACCTTGAGCGATGAGTCGCTGTCTTTGCTCTTCTGCCGCAGCTTGGTAAATCTCACCAACCTGATCTGTGGTTTTACTTGCCATTTGTTTTCCCTTCTTTCTTTAGAAGCCTGACAGCATCATTAAGCTCGTGCTGAACAAGCAGTTTGATAATACGATTCTTCTCGGAGATACGACCGGCATCCAAGAAAGACTTGCTGAGGTCAATCATGATTTGGTCGGCTCGTTTGAGGAATTTGACTGATTTGATGTGACTGCGGATCGCATAGGCGATTGACGCCACGGTCACGGTTGAGAGTGCGATTATGGTGATCATTTGAGTTGCTCCTTGATTATGTCTCGGAGCTCTCTGTAAGACATCCGAAACGGTGGTTGGTGTGTTTCTGTTTCTAAATAATAGATTTCTAGGCTATCCAGCAGTTTAAGTAGACGCTCTCGCTGAACTCTTTTACCGGTTTTATAGCCTTGCAGCCATCTGGCTTTGAGCTGTTTCTCCCATGTGTTTCCGTCAAGAACCTGCATCATGTCTTCTTTCATGTATGACTCCGCTGATTTCACAATGTCACCCACAAGATCACCGAGCCAATGATCAGGCCGAAAGTCAAAACCAGGGTCATGCAAGTGATAACTGCACAACCGTAAAGCATCTGCTGTTCCTCATCCATCATTTGACATTCAACCTGACTGAAGCCGAACCAGATTTCATTGGTAGCTCCATCGACTCGTCAACATGGGTTTGCAGCAATCTTAGGATTTCTTCGGTGTCCGGTGACTTCCTGCCTGCAATCTCCGACCAGGACACTTTGATTCCATCAATGGTGATCCCTGACACGCCTTCCAACGCTGTTTTGACCGCGTCTTTCTCGGCTTCCAGTTGTTTGATTGTGGTGTTGATTTCAATGTATCGGCTGGCAGCCTTGGTGGCATTGTCATCCACAATCGGTGTGCCAGAGAAGTCTGGTGCTTTCCCTGCACACAGAGAACCATAGAAGGCACAGTAGCTTGAACAGAACGACACCGGATCACGCTCAGGTGCTGGAGGTTCGGTCTGTGCTTCAACTTCTTTCAGCCACGCCAACGCTTCCAAAGCTATCTGCTCGTCATACGGTTCGCTGTGAACAATAATGTTGTTCTCTGATCCGTCTCTGGGGATACCGACCAGCGTGACGGTTTTCACTTCATAGCCTGCAAGGGACATCAGGTAACCGTAGGTTTGAACCTGCCAGCGTTTCTGTTTTGTCACAAAGTAGTCCACGCCTGAAAGTTTGATTGTCTTCCAATCCACAATTTCGCCTGTGCGAGTATCAAAGTAGTCGATGGTTGCTGGTGGCAATCCTGGATTCTCGACTCGGTGTTCTATCAGCACACCGTCTTCAGCGACCGCACTTTCAATCATGGCGTGGATCGCTGTGCCGAGCATAGAAGCCAACCGGAGGGTCGGGTTAGTGCCTTCATGCCCTTGGCTCATGTGCCACACCTTCCTGCGACAATCACCGAGCGAGCTGACACCGATGGCTTTCTGTTGCGACCGAGGTCGAGCGTTATCTTGAGCCAGCAGCAAGCCGACTAGTTTCTTCTGATCCATTAGTGCTCCTTTGCTGGATGTTGATTGGTCGGTGTTCATTCTTCTCCCTCTTCTTCCTGGATTAGCTCATTAACATCGGTGACATCGGATGCGATGTCTATGGTTGCCAATTGGTGGTAGCGACTGCTGAAAGATTTGCCCTCGTAGCTGAGTGGAGTCCATTTGATTTCCACACCGTTGGTCACACGGTTGCCAATAAACGCACCGCTCATCGGGTCGTGAATAGGATCAACGATGTCTCCGATAAAGACTGATTCGGCTTTGTAGTAATAGTAGACGCATCTGCGGTTCTCTTCGGACATTTGCTGTTGCACATCCCCGACCTTGATGTCTTTGGCTTCGCTTCTTCTAAAGATTTTGGTCATCATGCACCAATCCCATCCAGAATCACATCGACCCAGAAACGACGCTGAGCACGACCATCAACAGAATAATAAATTCGGTCAATTCCAATTGACTGAGCGAACTGTGCAGCATTGACCAAAGCCGAAGCCTGATTCATTTTATTTAGCTCGTGGCGGTGGTAATTACCCCAGAGGGTTTCACCAATGACCAACCAAGAATCTTTGTCGGAAACTGGTGTCAGGTGAACTGATCTGATGTTTTGCATTTGTTTCTCCCTTAGATTTCTACCTGTTTAGAATTGCCAACAAACTTTAAGTCCGGCAGCTGTTTCGCTGTTCCAAGGTTCAGCATCTGGTTCGCTTCCATAGCGGTAATCTGACGCCAGATAATTGATTTGTTGTTCTTACGCATAATCCATTGCACCGAGCCATCACGTTGAATCATGCGTTGGACCTGGATTAGGTCTGATGAGCTGTTACTCATTTGAATCTCCCTTGTTCATATCAGGCTGATTCCTGATACTTACATCATGCCATCACTCTGCCCCTGATAGTGGAACTAAGGCAAGAAAGTTGGAAAGTTTATCAAAATGTAACAATGGGGACTTTTCGCAGTCGGAAGGCTCGGAGAGCAGGGAATGGCTTAGTGCCAGCCATCCCCCAGCCACGAGTCGTATAGGACATCGAGCTTTGATCATGGGTAGGGAAATCCCTACAGCATCGCCATATTCACACCGCACTCTCTCCCATGCCACGAGGATGCTCGTTTTCATGGCGTGAGGCGTGATCTCCTGCACTCTTTTCAGCAGGCGTCAACCAGGTTCACCCTCTGGCTGCAACAAACCCGTGACCCTCTAACGGCTGGTATCTCCGCTGGTTAAGCGTGAGCAGGTTTGACTTTACATCAGTCCAACGGTCTCCCGACCTCTGATGGTTCTAGGTAGAGAGTTTAGGCAGGGTTGGGAGGCTGATGCAAGTTTCGGTTACGGGTTCGGTGTGTCTTTACCTAAGATTACGGACACGCCAAGAACCTGCAGAGCCAAATAGGCTTGTTGAGGCACCACACCGAAGCCAGAGAACAGGCCACCAATCTTTAAGGTGATTGCTGCCCTCCTTCTATCAACGCAGGCTTGTTTCGCTTGAACCACACATAAACCGTGGACTTGGCGATACCAAAAGCATCAGCAATCTCAGCGTCACCCCAGCCACGCTCCCTTAAAGCCACATAAAACTGACCTCGGAGAACTCTTGGAATCTGTACGCTCTTCGGATCAATCAATAGCTCTGCCAAAAGGGTATCAAAATCCAACGGATCAGGTGCAACCACTTCGACTTGATAATCAATGTCATCCCATCCAGCAGGTGGAATAAATCCGTTGGCTTCAGCGTGAGCCTTAGTTTTGGCAATCCTGGTGGCGTGTTTCGCATCGGTCGCAACCGCAGGTTTGAATTCCAAACGCTGATAAAGGTCACACATTGCCCGATGGTTAACCACCAGAATACGGTTGCCTTTAATCATGCGGTAAACCTGACTGGTGCTACTGAAACCTAAAAGGCTGCCAATTTCCCGAGTGGTGTAGCCGAGGCAATTCAAAGCCTGCACACGCCTCACAAAGCCACGGTTAGAGATTTGCATAATGTCCGGCAGGTCGGCAATCACAGGTTTCAAGGCAAGAATCTTCTCGGCATTATCTCGCCTGATCCGTGTGGTTGACGGTGCTTTGCCTCTCTGAATGTCGTAGCTTGAGCGACCGTACATCAAAGGGTAAACGGTCTGGTGGCTGACACCAGCCATCTTGGCGATACGGTTGATTCCGATACCGTAGGACATCAGCATCGCCATGTGTTCCCTTACAGGCTCGGCATCTACCAAAGCGTTCTGGTAGCGACCGTATGCAATCTGCTTCCTGCGAGCGGTTTGTTTCTGCGACCTGTTGGATCGACAAAGGTCACATCGGCATCCGCCTTGCAGGTATGCAGCCGAAGATCCGTGCGAGTGGTTAAACCCATCTTTACCGACAAAGCGTTCGGTCATTTGATCAACTCATTTCCCAGGACTGCAAACACATTAGTCCCAGACTCTCTTAGATAGAAAGTGCAGCAAAGCCAGAAAGCCGACAATGAGCAGGAAGATCAAACTTCCAGCCAGCCACGGAGTAGAAATAATAAAGTGATAAATCGCTTTCACAATGTTGCCAATCAAAAGAAAGGCACAGAAGAGAAGCACAATTTGTGTTGGAAGTTTCAGATAGCTCATGATCACTTCTTCTTTGTTTTGGTCGCAGGACTGTTGGTCTTGTATTCAGGGTTAGGCAAAACAAGCATTCTGCCTAGCGAGGTAAAGACATGAATAAAGCGTGGTGCTTCTTGCTGGCCTTTCATTATTTGCTCCTCTTCTTAATTACAAACAGAGCAATTTTGAATGTGTCGTAAATTGCTGTTCCGTGATCTGTCGGTGTGCTTTCTCCAGACTGACCGAAGTTTGCTGGCTTCTGACCAATTTGACCATTTGTGAAAACCCATGCAAATTCTGGAGACATCTTCATGCCGATGCCGAACTGACGCTGCCATGCCTGAGCCAAAGCTAAAGCCTCAAGATTTAGGCGGTTGCTCTTCTTGCTGACTCCTGTTGCTATTCTTGCCATTTTGTTTCTCCCTTGTTTAGGTAGCCTTTCTGGCTACAAGACCAAAGTACCACATAAATAAAGTTAATGCGACAATAAGTGTGGAAACACGGCAAAGTTCACCTAAATGTTATAAAGGCCACTTTTGCCAATCATCGTCCACCAGGAACCAGACATCCGACCGCTGATCATAAATCTCGCATTCTGCCGGATTCTGCCACCTTTCCAACTTCCAGCCAAATTCCAAGGCTTTAGCTCGCCAAACGCTGTCCGATTCAATCAGCCCATTTACAAGGCTGCACAGCACCACAAGATTGGAAGGTCGGCTGGCGGACTTGCCTGCACCGCCCATTCCACGGTTGATCCGATGGTTTGGTGCAACCGCCTCGGTTTCGCCACAATGCACACAGCCCTCGTCACGCTCCATAAGCCGAGCAAATTCTCGTTTACTCAACATCAGGTCGGAATCCAATGTGTAGCTCTGGTGTTCGGCTTTCCGGCACGATGTCCACAGAAGCCAAAGCCTCCACACGGTCACTGGCTGGCACAATCACACACTTATGGACTCGCCTCCACTCCTTCAACAACCTGACCGCCTCCTTAAGATTGGACTCAAATTCTGCACCGCAAACACAACGCTCCCTGACCATAGCTCAAACCTGATCAGACGGTGCTGGTCGCTCGTTCTCCAGCATCTCTAAATACTGTGCCAAGGTCACATCCCCAAGCCGGTAAGACGGATCAATCCGCTCCCAATCAATAGGATTCCAAATATGCTGCAAATTAACACAATCCCTAAAACCACAAGTCCTAAGACCAGGACGGTAAAGTTTGCCTTGCGAAGTTAACGGATTGTCATCGGCATCAAAATCGCCTCTATGCGGTCGGCAAAGACCAAACTTGGTATGCACAATCCTGGAAGGTCTGGCTCGACACGAGCTACACAAGCGATCACGGTAATTGGTCGTGAAACCGCACCTTAAACAACTCATGATAAAAGTTTAGAAGGCTGGCGGCACTCAGTTAAGGTATGAGTGGCAAGGGAGAGAAAGCCACTTAGAGAGGTGAGTGCCACCAGCCAGATTGCCATTATAGCAATCCGTCCTGCCATTCATTTTCGCCTTGAACCATCGGCTCGCAAAGAGCTAACAACTCATATTTAATGATTGGCAGGTGACCTACGGTTCTCAAAAGATCCGCTAAAGGCAACCGAGTGCGATCAAAGTCTTTGTCCCACACCAGGTCTGGGTTTTCCAACAAGTCGATGGTTTCGGCAACCACCGGATGCAATTCAAATCTCCCTAAATGCTTTTGATTTGCAGCAATCGCCTTAGCGACTTTCTTGTCTTGTTTGACCGCTAAACGGTAAGCCTTCTGTAGATTCATTTGAGCTTCTTAACAATCGCAATCGCAGATTTATATGCTTCACGGACAGCATCGGTTGCCAGCGTGTGTGTTCGCATAGCGTCATCCAACGCGTCTTCTAAATCTTTGATTATCTTGTCCAGTTGATCAGAAATGAATTTGTCTAGCTCTTCTTGAGTCATAACATATTCTTCAGGCATCTCCTTTAACCTTTCTGATAAAGCGTTTGAGATCAGGTTTGATAAAGAATCGCCAGCGATTTAGGAACACCAGCCTGCGGTCTTTGAGCCTCAGCCACCAAACGTTTCTTCTGCGTCTTGGCTTCGGATAAAGGTATTTATAGAAGCCAAACCCTAGAGCCATGTATAAGGCGAAACAAGCGACAATGATCAGAACCTTCATTCGCTACGCTCCAAATAATCTGGCGTGATTCCTGGTTTGCAGATGCCCTCGTAGGCTGCAGTTAGCCCTGCGATAAATTGCGGATGCGACTGGTTCGCCACAGCCGAGTTACGCATGGCAAGCAGTAGCTCTGCGAGTCTGGCTCTCTCGTCATCCGCTCCAGTCCCGAAAGCGTTAGCTAACGCTTCTCCGAAGGCTTTACGAGAAACCGTGATGGTTTCATTTGCCACAGATATTTCACTCATGCGACTGCCTTCCATACGATGGCTTTGCGACCGGAACGCAGTTTGACTCGTTCACCTGTGTCCACGACCAGACCAGCCTTCACCAGGTTGGATCGAGTCGTGCGAATGCCGGAAGGACTCGCAAACTTTTCACCGAGGGTATAAGCCCAGTTGTTGTAAAGGTTCACTAGTTCCTCATCGGTCATAGCGGTTTTCAGCAGGTTCAACACATTACGCTTCATGGCTGAGATTGATTCGCCTGTGATAGACATTGCAGCATCCCAACTGGTCTGCGGATCAGTAGCTCTGGCGTTAGGCATTTGAGGTCACCCCTGAATCGGTTTTGACTTCTTTCTGTCGAGACATGATCAGTTGAGCCAAGGTCACGGTATCGCCTAAAGAATTAACCCAAGGCGTATTCAGGTCGTTGGCGTTGTCAGCCCAGATTTGACGCAACTCCTGCTTATCGGTGGCGTTGGCAATCGCAGAAACAATTGTCTGTCGGCTGTCATCAACAACAATCTCGGCTTCAACAATGTTGTCCTGGACTGCCTTTACCGAAGTTGCAGGCTGCACCGGTGTGGCTTTCACATCGGCTTGCTCCATCTCCTCGGTGGTGTAAATACCAGACAGATCATTCGGGAAGGCTTTGCGAAGAGCCAAGGACTCTGCGACCTTAGCCAACATGACATCAGGCATGGTTGCCCACAATCCCATCGGCTTGCCATCTCGGTTAAGAGGCTGGTAAGAGCTCAAGCGAGCCACAGCGATAAGAGGCTCAACAAAGCCCTGACGGTAAACTCCGACCTTAGATGCAGTCGGTGGTGTTTTAGATAGCCAAACATCCTGCCAGACGCCATCTTCGCCACACCACATTGGTGCGGTTTGACCTGCGTATTCGCCTGAGCGTTGAGCAATGATTCTAAGCCCATCAATGCTGGATTGAATTGTGTATCTGGTTGAACCCGACTTTCCATCCCATCTGCCAATCATGTAGATTTGACGGCTAAACGGATCAAGTCCGGTTCTTTGCGAGTAATGCAGAAATAATGCAAGATCGCCTTGTGGTGCGTCAGCCAAACCAATCTGCTTGAGTGCTGCCAATTGTGTGGCATCCCATGCTTTCTGGTCGGCAGACACAGCTAGTGCTGTTGCCATGATTCTCTCCTTTGAATCTCCCATGCCAGCAGGTTTGCTGGCTATCTAATACTGCCTTAAACCACCGACATAGACCTGGTGTTTCAGATTACATTTTGGTAACAAATGAAGTTGATATTTCGCAGGTTTAAGGCACTATAATGGAATTTGTCTCTCGCAGGCTTTTGTCTCCAATAGGCATTGTCCCTTGTTAAGTGATAAACCCTGACGCTACCTCCCTAAGCGTCAGGGTTTATTGCTAACTGCCTGATAAAACGCAGAGGTCACGCCTCGGATCATAGCCTTCGCCAACGACCAAAGACACAATTCCGGTTGGAGAGCTCAAACCCGAACGGTCACGCCACCACGGTGATCCACCATCCATGGCAGGCGTTTGAATCCAAAGATTAGAGCCAACCTGCTCAACCCGATAATGATGCTTATGAGCCGAAATCAAGATGGCTGCCATGCCGACCGGTGTGCGACCCATAGCCTGCC